ATGAAAAACCCATTAGAGATGCTAAAAGAAATTAAAAGCGTTCTAGGGATTGAATTATCTGAGGACACTAAAGAAGTTAAGGTAGAACAATCTACTGAGGCTACTGAGGAAACAAAGTTAGCTCAAATGACCCTAGAGAATGGTACTATCATTGAAGCAGAGGATTTCGCTCCTGAGGCTGAGGTATTTATCGTAACTGAGGAGGACAAGATTGCCTTACCAGTAGGAGAGTATGCCTTAGAGGATGGAATGATTCTAGTTGTGGAAGCAGAAGGTATCATCAAAGAGATTAAAGAAGCTACATCTGAGGAAGTAGTAGAAGAAGAAGTAGAAGCTGCAGAAGAAGAAATGAGCTATGCTACTAAAGAAGAACTAGCTGAGGTTAAATCTATGATTGAAGAAATCAAAGCTATGATTAAGGATAAAGAGGATATGGCTGCCGTAGAGGAGCAAGTTAAAGAAGAATTATCTTCTACACCTGCTGCTGCACCATTGAAGCACAATCCTGAGGGGAATGTTCAAACTAAGAAAGTAACATTCGGTCAAAACAGACCACAGTCTATCCAAGACAGAGTATTCGCTAGAATTGCTAACATACAAAAATAAACTAAATAAAAATGGCTACAACAACCGACATTACAACTACATACGCTGGTCAATTTGCAAATGAATATATTGCTGCAGCGTTATTATCAGGTGCTACCTTAAACAATGGTGGTATCACAGTTAAACCAAACGTAAAGTACAAAGAAGTAATCAAAAAAGTTGCTACTGATTCAAATGTAATCAAAAACGCATCTTGTGATTTTACTGATACTGCTACTGTTACTTTAACTGAAAGAATCTTACAACCTGAGGAGTTCCAAGTGAACCTTGAGTTATGTAAAAAAGACTTCCGTTCTGATTGGGAAGCTGCTCAAATGGGAATGTCTACATTTGACTCTTTACCTCCATCTTTCGCTGACTTCTTAGTTGCTCACGTTGCAGGATTAGTTGCTGAGAAAACTGAGCAAAACATTTGGAGTGGAACTAACGCTACTGCAGGAGAATTTGATGGATTTACTGCCTTATTAACTGCTGATGCAACTGTTGTTGATGTAGTTGGAACTACTGTTACTGCTGCTAACGTAATCACAGAGATGGGCAAAGTAGTAGATGCTATCCCTTCTGCACTTTACGGAAAAGAGGACTTATACTTATATGTATCTCAAAACGTAGCTAGAGCTTATGTAAGAGCTTTAGGAGGGTTTGGAGCTGCAGGATTAGGTGCTAACGGTGTGAACGCTGAGGGAACTCAATGGTGGAACAACGGTGCATTATCTTTTGATGGTGTAAAAATCTTTGTTGCTAATGGATTAGCTGACAACTATATGGTAGCTTCTGAGAAATCTAACTTATTCTATGGAACTTCTTTACTTTCTGATTCTTCAGAAGTTAAGGTTTTAGATATGGGAGATTTGGACGGAAGCCAAAATGTAAGAGTAATTATGAGATTTACTTCAGGTGTTCAGTACGGTATCGGTTCTGATATTGTTCTTTATACTCCTGCATAATCATATAACTAAATAAATAGAAGGGGTAGGTAAGCCATAGAAGCCTGCCTGCCCTTTTTTAATTAATCTAAAAAAACTTAAAACATATGGCTTGTTCAATTACAAACGGTAGAGTATTGCCTTGTAAGAGTGCGGTAGGTGGACTTAAAAACATTTACTTCTCTAATTACGATAGTGCAGTAGCTGCCCTTGCTCCATCTGCAGGAGAGATTACATTCTCAGGTTCAGAGGAGTTTTACCAATATGAAATCAAAGGGAACTCTAGTTTAGAGACTGCTATTAACTCATCTAGAGAAAATGGTACTACTTTCTATGAGTCTACTCTTAGTGCTACTTTTACTTACTTAGACAAAGCAACACAAGAAGAAATCAAATTATTAGCTGCAGGGAGACCTCAGGTAGTTATTGAGGACTACAATGGAAACTTTTTCTTAGTAGGTAAAGAACACGGAGCTGAGGTAACTGGTGGTTCTATTGCTACTGGTGCTGCTATGGGAGACCTATCAGGATTTACATTAACGCTTACTGCTCAGGAAACTGCACCACCATTCTTTTGTGCTGCTGCACCTGATTTAGCTACTTATACTGCTATTGAC